AGCGTAGATAGTACAAGCATGTGAAGGTGATCAACTACAATCCATTTACAATCCAGACCTATGATCATGTAGCGTAGCTTGCTGAAGATGTCGTCAAGGTTATTGACTCCGTGGTGTGCATGAATCCAGACACGCCCATCGTTGTCACCCATGAATACTTTCTGAAAGCAATCATCTAACTCTTCGTCAGTGAACTCAGCCTTAACACTATCAAGGTGAAGCTTAGCGTTAGCCTCCACTGCCATGATACCTTCGGCAGTACGTGACCAGTTCTCTTCAAGGGCTATGACACCCACGTTATCTTCTGTGTTGTTGATCAACCAGTGTTCAATCTCTCTGGTTACTGAGGACTTGCCCAAGCCTGTGCCGCCAGTGAGTGTAACTAACTCACCTGCTCTAAGACCTTCTAGCTTTTTGTTAAGCCCCGCCCAAGGATAGGGGATGGCTGTTTTCTTCTCTGCTCTTAGCTTTTGATAGGCTTCAAGCTGATCGGATAGATTTAGTACACCAGAAGGTGTATAGATTTTAGCGTCCCAGAATGCACTGACGTATGCGGCGTGTCTACCTTGGCGTAACATATCGTTAGCATCTTTGTAGTCCACAGGCATCGTCATGATCTTAGCTTTCTTAGGAGTCAGTAGCTTTGCAATTGCTTGCGCCGCTTCCTTACCGTGCTTATCATTATCAAAGTTAATGACAACTGAATCGAATGACTCAAGGTACTCAAGGCTTTGCTTAACATCACGAACGCCTCCTTGCGCTCCTGATTTTATAGATACGACAGGCCACTTGCTACCCATAAGTTCATAAGCGGCCATCGCATCACACTCGCCTTCTGTTAATGTTATAAACTTACCACCTGCTTTGAACAGGTTCTCTCCAAACAATCCTACTTCCTTAGAGCTACCTGTCCACGCAAACTCTTTATCCTGTTTACGTATCTTAGTACCCGCTAACTCATGTCCATTGTAGTAAGGGTAGTAGTGCTTATCTATCTTGCCGCCTATCATGCTTGACTTAACACCGTACTTCTTAGCTGTAGCTAAGCTTATCTTGCGGTCAGTTAACTCATTGAATGAAGCGGATGGATTCTCTTCCATCTTGCTGTTCCTTTGATACACTTCAAAGTCCGTTATGGTATCAGGTTGTTGCACTTCCGCTGTGCTGTAGTTTGGTAAGTATGTATTGCAAGAGAAGCACCACCCAGTACCGTTATCATTAACCGATACTGGGTCGCTACCTCCACAAGCAGGACAAGGTTGCTTATGTTTAACAAAAGGCATTCGCCTTACTCCTCAGTTGCTTCAACTTCCTCTGTTGCTAATGCCTCATCCGTGAGGTGGTTAGATTTAAGATTAGCTATGAGTGTAACTGTTGCGGCTTGCATTAAACCAACAGTCAGTGTAGCTTCTCTAAGGTTTTTATCTGCTTCCATTAGGTGAGTGAGTACAGCCCGCCCCTCATCTGAGATCAGATCTGACTCGTAGTTCACATCATCTACTGTTACTATAGCCATTACAGTTCATCCTCCATGTCACTTTCAGCCGCTTCAAACTCAGCACCATCAGGGCTACCAACTTCAACAAGGTCTAGTACTTGCATAGCTTGAAAGTCTAAGCCTTTGAAAGAGCCGTACTTGTTAGTGGTTTCCCACTCATTGTACTGAACCTTAACTACAGAACCATTGCCTACCTTAGCATCAAGAGGGTTCTTGTACTGGTCAACAAGTCTAGGTGCTGATCGTACTGCTCCGTCCTTGCCATCGACCTTACGTTTAATCACAATGGATGGCCCTTCGTCCATCTCTTTAATACTAAATCCACGAGCCTTAAAATCTGCGGCAGTGGCCTCATCTACAACTAAGTTTACTGAGTACGTAGGTTCAAAGGTTGTGTTCGGTGTAGTGACCGATGCCCAGTACGCTGTGCCTTCTAATATAGCCATGTTACTTTCCTCTTTGGTGGTTAAAATTAAGTGTGGAGTGTACCACAGTTGTTCAAATATGCCAAGCTTTATTTGTTTCCAATTGAATCTGTGTCCTTGTTGCCGTTGATTATGTCGAGCGTTGTTTCGTACTCAGTCTTGTCAATGATGTACTGTATGACTGCTTGTTCCTTCACGCCATACTGCTTACAGGCTACGCTTAAAAGAACCTTACCGTCTGCCACATCTCTTGCCGCCTTTGATGTACCTATCGCTTGCGGTGATGGGTCTGTACTAAACATCTCTTCAAACATTATCATCCTCCCTTTCTTTCTTGAGTTCATCTATCATTAGCTCAGATTCGTATAGCAATCTAATACCGCACCCCAGTGCTACTAACACCAACACTCCTAGAATTATATCAAGCATAGCTTACCCCTTTAATACTAACAGTACATTTATAAGAACTAAAACACACGACAATATAACAGCAGTTCTTATTGTTTTTATAAACCTTGATTCAAACTTGCTCTTCATTGTTTCTGTTTCCTGTTCCATCCAAGCTATGAACTTCTTTAGGCCCAGACGTATCTTCATAGTCGTGATGAAGGTAGTCGCTCTTATCATCTTTATTCTCCTTGTTATTAAATATTAAATCCCAATTAGTATTAAACTTATTTGTATCCTTAGATCTTTGTCTATCACCTTTGCCGCCATGTGTTGCGTCACCCATGTTCTCTAGTCCTCCGTCCATATCTTACCAAAGGTTATCACCATAAAGGGTAGCATGATTACGACACCCTCAAAGGATGCCGCATTGATCTCTTCAGTCAGACTATTAGTAACCCATACAGCCCTGCTGTCAGCGAACTCGAAGTCAAGACCCACACCTAGCCTATAGTTTATACTTAAAAAGTTTTCTCCAAATCCTGTTGTCATTTTGTTTTCCTTTTATTAAATTGATTAAGGTACTCACCTACTGTCAGGTCAGATGATTCTATTTTAGATGTGAGTGCTTGCCATTCTTTAACAGCCCATTTAACTTTACTGTCTGCAAGAATATCTAACACTGCGTCCTGTAGTTGACTAGGTTTATCTAGAATATAACGCACCTTTCGATGCGCCAGTGAATCTATACTGAATACTTTCTCTGGTATCTTCATGCCGCAACCGATAAGAAAGTGTGAGCATTGAGGGTCTGTCTTACAACCTCTTGTCTATCGTTCTGTATTGATGCAATGTTCGCCATGCTTGAAGAACGAGGGGCTTCAAAGTGTGTTGACCAATCTGTCATAGCATTATACACAGCCCAGAAGTTATTGCCAAGACGTTTAGAATAGATTGCATTGTACATATTCCACATATACTGAAGACTAGTGTTACGTCTAGGCATATCAAACAGTATATCAGTAGGGTTAGTAACCCCTTTCTTTATTGAATCTAAAGCTGTCTTGCACTTGAGTGCTTCGGCAAAGAATCTAAACGCCTCTAGATTACTACACTCTCTACCCTCCCACTGTTGCCATAGGTCACGCTGATTGTGAAAGAGATCTAAAGACTTAGTAATAATCCTACCGCCCTGCTCAATGTCTAGTGACCTAGTGTGCTTAGCTTTGAACACTGACACTTCACCACCTACAAAGACTTGAAGATTTGTACACGCGTGTTGTATTGCGGCGGCACTAATCATGAACGGCCACGTACCATCAAAGGATGATATAGATAACAGACTCAGACTAGCCTCGTCACCGTCACTAGTTCTATAGGTATGCTCTGGTAGCTTGTATTGTACAAAGGTTCTAGCACCATTGTGTGAGGTTCTAATAGTCTCCTCCATCCCATTGATAGATAGGTCAGAACGCTCAATGATATTCCTAGTAACATCTATCATGTGCTTAGGTGCTACAGGTTTGTAGCCATGACCGTGGATACCTAGCTCTTCACCAGTATCGGTGCGGTAGATAACAGATTTACTGCTTGGTAATGCGTCACCATATTGGGTGGCGGTGTACGTCAACGGTGCAACAGCTATATCAAAACCTGCTGAGCCATAGCCTCTATCTTTAATAGCTTGTAGTGCTGTGTTATTTTGAAACATCGGTGTGATATTATTCATTACTGTATTCCTTTCTGGTTTAATTTAATTAATATTAACACTCACTAATGTAAGTGTCAACAATTTATTTTACAAACACGCTTCACTTAACATATTATATATGCTATAATATTCTTTATAGTTTAAAAGACTTAATAACTTTCTTCTATTTTCTCCTGTAAAAAAAAGAACAAGGACAATAGCTTTATAGTCTACATAGACTATTTAGTTATTAGCTCCGCAGAAACCACAGCGGTTTCAACCACATAAATCTGTGACATCTTATAGTTCTTTCGCATAGCCTCATTGTTGCCATACTCCATAGCTTGTTCAGGTGTCTCAGCCGCCACAGTTATGTAGTAACCAGACAACTCAGACATAAGAACCTTGTAGCTATGGATTGGTTTAGATGTATCAATGATGCCTTTCATCTGTTGTGTTCCTTATAGTTAGGGTCAATTGTTGTTAGCTTCTGTCGCAACCACTTCATTGATAGCTGTTCACACCTCCCTTCTAAGTTGCTATCAGGCTTAGAATATTTAAGGCCTATAAAGTTATTATCTATTTCTACATGACGGTAACGTGCCATCCTACTGCATAGGGTTTTAAGTCCTACCTCTGCAACTTCAGAGTATTCTTTCATGCTATAGTAAGTACCAGTATGTAGATCAGGGTGTTCTCCTACAAACTTAAAGGTTTTTATCTTCATTGTTCTTTCTCCTTTAGTGGTGGTGCTTGTTTAATATCAGTAGCACAGTCCGTTGCCAAGACTAATGGTTGACATATCTCTTTGCACCATTGTCTCATTCCCAACCTTGTGTTCATCCAAGACTTCCACATTTGCTTCTCGTTCATAGTATCTATTAATCTAGCCATTGCTCTCTCCCACATAAGTTATTATATAAAATATACCACCGCGCTGTCCAATCTTATGTGCATCTTCTATGGTATCAGCGTACTGAGTACAGCCCATCTCGTGCCAGTTAATTGCCCACATAATTAATTTCCTTTGTATGTTTAGCATGTTGCATACTATGTTTATAGTTAGCCGCCCTCAGTTTCTGGACTAAACCTTTATGGTGTAATGTTACAGGGTGTGTGATGCCTTCTTGTTTAACCAAGATATCATGCCAATCTTCTAAGTATTCCAACTCTGTTACAAACTCTTTATAAGTTAGCGTCTTATCGCTCATGTTATCTCTCCACTGTTATTTTAAAGTCTGTCGCATCTAGCTCAGCCCTGACAGCATCCATGACCTTAGTTTCTAGTGCATCATCGACCATAACTTCGATTGCATATGAATCTGGAAAATCTAAATCTTCCATTGCAGACTCAACCATAGTCTCAACTTCATCGCTGTCAGTCTTTTGTTCCATGCTACATTCAAGATCGGTGAGCCGTTCCTCTATGTTGATACTGCTTGCTTCAAAGTTATCAAAACTAGCATAGTCATCAAGAGCTGTTATGCGCCTCTCAAGGTCTGCAATCCTATTAGCATCGCGGATATGAATCTCTTCCATCTCGTTAAGCTTAGCCTCAAAGTATTCGTTCTTGTTGTTAGCTAAAATTCTTAGGTCAATCCATTCTTCTACTGCGTTT